ACAAGCGACTTCTGCAAGTTCTCAAGCAGACGTGCGCTCCAAACTGTGGCAATGAAGCCAGTGACGACCATTTTAGTATCGACCTACTTAACCTGACCAGCCTTGAGCTGTGTGCTAATGTTTACCCAATCCGCGTTGATTTGTTCTGGTTTCATTTCTCGAAGTTCTTGAGCAGTGTATACTTTCGGGGCAGCGTTCCCCGCAGGTGGATTGGTGGAACCGCCTATGCTTGGACCAGGGCCTATGCCAGCGATGAGTGCAGTGGCACTCGCTCTCATTGCCTCATCGGTGTCACCCTGTATGAAACCCATGAGTTGGGGTGGAACCTTCAGGTCAACCCCAATCTTTGAGAGCATTGCCGTCCTGTCAGTGGTAGCGACTTTTGACTGAAGGGCAGAGGCGTTTGCCTTTTCATCGACGAGCTGTTGGCGAAGCTCTGCTACAGTTTGGAGGAGAACTGTAGGATCGCCCCTTGACTCCCTATCTCTAGCCAGTCGCTCACTAACGATTCTATCAACATCAGCCTGTGTAAATTTCTTGTCTTCATCGCCCATAATTAAACCAACTCTTCACGGCAGTTGTTCGCCTTGGAATATACGTATACGTTAATCATATTTAAACCTGCTTGTTTTAAATCAAGTTTGCTTGATTGACCATGATAAGTTCTCTTCAATGCGTTTCCTGTACGCTGGATCGAGATTAGGCACGCCCATGATCTTCCTGTTGAATGTGGCGGCCAACTTCTTTCGGCCAGTGTAGAAAGCACATAGCGCCATCTCATCCCACAATACCACCCCATAAAGGTGTGGCTCACAGAACATGAATGAGTTGTCTGGCTTGCACTTCAATGCCATGGAACCAAACAAGTATCCCAGGTTGAACTTGTCCTCGCTCCTGTAGATCAGGCAGAGCTTGTACAAAGGTTCGGCACGTCTCGGATCTGCGTTGTGGGCATAGAGGAAGTTTGCAACCGCATGGTCCACAGCTTTCAGAGAGTAAGCGATGTTTCCTAACTGATAATAAGAATAATAAATCTCTGAAGGATTTGTACCACCTGTCATCTGTGTTCGTGTTCTGTAATAAGGAATTGCTTCTTTGTTCTTACCAGCACAGAACAATGATTGTGCTAGATAGAATGTCGATCTTGGTATATCACAATCAGGGTTTGTGTCAATATCTTCTTTGATCATGCGTGCATGATTCAAATACTTCTCTGGATCTTGTGATGTTGCGCCAGTACCAAACGATTCTATCAATATGTTATTGATATACTTTGCTTTCCATGCACCGGGTGCGAACGGAACTTCATGAACAGCTCCACGATACTCCCACTTCAATCTAGTGGAGAACAATCTAAGCTGTCTGTAAACACAAAGCCCGCCAACACCCAACGACAAATCAACTTCATAGCAATCTGCGGTGAGTTGCGGCAATGGTTTGTTCATGTGGAATATATCATCAGCATCCAACACCAACATGTAGTCTGCTTTATCATAAGCAGCCCTGAACACTTCCGTTCTATTGTAACCATAGTTCTTGAATTGTATATCTAACAACTCGCCTGGTATTCCATCGAGTTCTTTTGCGATTATCTCTTTAGTATTATCAGTTGATCCAGTATCAACAATCACCCAGTGATCAATAAAAGGTTTGACAGAACGAAGTGCATTGGCTATAACATGCGCCTCGTTCTTTACCATCATACAAAGACATATAGTAGATTTCATCTCTTTACCCACTTCCCAGTTGGATTGTCTTTAATCATTTCGTTCTTGTAACATTCCATAATGAATTCTTCTAATGTGCATATCTTAGTCAACAAACGATTCGACATATTGCTTTGTTGAAATATCATGTACAACAACAGAGCAGCAACAATGCCCTGTTGTTCGATGACTTTCAATAGAACATCCCATGGAACAATCACTTCATCACGTCCAGGTGCTCGCCGCCTTCCGGTGTTAGATCGGCGCGTGGTTGCTGTCCATCGTTTCTCATCCTCGCCCCGATGGGTGATTGCTCCCTGGGAGCATCAGGGATCTCGGCCTTCATGCGGGTCAACTCTTCCTCGGCCTCTTCCTTGGTGCAATCATCCAGTCTCATGATGGCAGACAGCTTACTTGTCAAACCGCTGTTCTTCCTGGCCTGCTCCACGGCAGTATCTTCCTTCATGTCTCGTGGTAATCCATCCTGCCAGCCGACCGTGTGTAGCGTCACTACAGAGGCATCCTTGATGCGGCCATTAGAATCGAGAACAGACGCGGCCATCATCATGCGCTTTATCGGGTTATCAAAGACAGTGCGAAGCCTGCTAGTCTTCGCAAGTGTCCTGACCAGAAGTCTTCGCCAGGCTGAACCACTCACTTGCATTCCCTGACTGTAATCTCCCAGTGCCGCAGGAGTTAGGTCAGTGACCTTGTAGAGCATGTCCGTCACCTTATCCATCTCAGTGAAGGACGAATTCAACTTGCCATCCCAGGTGATGTAGGTGGGCTTGTTCTGCGGATCTCTGATTGGGAAGAAGCGCCCGTTCAGAAGCAGTGCATCCTCGCCCGTCTCCATGTCAGTGGTGAGCATATTATCCGGCCCGGCCAGGAGTGGGCGCGCATGGATGTCGAGGATGCTCGCCACCTTGATGATCCTAGTGACCAGCTCATGCACCAGGTTCTTGATGTTCTTGAAATCATCAGTGGGGTTCTGCATAGCGAACACCAACGGATACGAAACGCCAGTGTCCACAGAACTGCCGAGCGGAGCGACGAAGGTCGCGGGATCAACATCAAGAGGGATTGGCATTGCGAGATTGGCATACTTGCTTGATGTGCCAAGGGCAACCTCGTGGTCAATCACATTCCCGCTCATCCAGAATAGCCTGTGGAAGATGACACCCGGTTCATGAATCTCTACCTTCAACAGTTTTGCTTGGGATGTTCCTATCTGTTCGATGAATGTCCAGGCAAGAACATGTGCAGTGATCTCATCTTCGTTATCTGGATTGTAGATAGGGAACCAGACAGAGGGCTTGATGTTCTCGATCACACTGCCTGGTTCTTTATACTCTGCTCCTTTGAATCTTACTTTCAATACTGCGTGATTATACTTGATCATGTTGACAGCGGCCTTGTACAACATAACATCAAGATTAGATCTCATGCGAATGTTATCCAATGTGGTTTGTTCTTTGGGTGTTCCACCTAACATTCTCGGTGGTTCACTAACAAGGAAGTCTGCATACACATTACAAACAACCAGGAACCAATTGAATTCTAACTTGCGCTGACCATACGGTGTTGGGAAGAATGTTGACAATGTTGAATCAACCGACTGCAAATCCTGTAGATCCCACAAATCACGCCATACTAAATGAAAATCTCCCTGGTATAGTTTATCATTTTCTTCATAGATCTTCAGCCTGTCATTCTCGGACGGAGGCGGGAATATCATGGTGGGCTGCAACCAACGTTGATCGGTGAGCATAGAAGTATACAATAACGCTCCTGCTATTTATATGCGCGCCCCCTGTGCGGAAGGCATGGTTATCATTTTCTTCTTCCGAAATAATTTGAGAGGGTATAGGTCGCCCCAAAAATGGGCAGGGGTGAGGGGTAAGTAAGAGAGAGAAAGAAGAAGAATAAGATGATGAAGATGGAGATGGAGTGAGATATAAGGATAAGGATCAAGATATAATATACTATATAACATACTACTATCACACTGCATATATATAACAATATTAAAAATACTTATACTTTAGGATCGATCAATCAAAACTATTGTGATTAATTCATAATGAATTAATCACGTAACGCAGTGCATCAATCGGGTGGTCGTCTTCCTTGATCACCTCATCATGCATCATCTCTGGATTCCAACTGTACGTCTGCATCGTCTTGATCAGCCAGGGTACACGAGGCGTGAGCACCAGCTCTCCCTTGCTTATCATCGTTGCTATTCTTCTTATTCCATCCAAGACTTTGTTATCCGCTGCCCTCGCCCTTCTCATGCCATCCTTATTCAATTGAAGAATGTATGAAGAAGCAGAGGGATCAACCTCGATAGTAGTAGCGTAGCCAGCCTTGTAACAACTGTCGGGCTCATGTTCCACAGGCGCGCTGCGGCGCGCCGTGGAACCTTCGCCCTCCCGATAACCAGACGTGCCTTCCGCACGCGGGGCGGGGGGGGATATTGTATTTTTAATTTGTGTTTGTAGTTCGTCTATCGAATCATTACTCAAGTCTACTTTAGTTAATTCATTTCTACTTGTACTCAACCCTACTTTACTTACATCAATTCTACTTTTACTCCTATCACTGCCTACCCCTGGCCACCCCTCGTTGCCAAGCAACGCTTGCAGGCGAGGTGGTTGTATCCATTTACCAGCCATGTAGTCAGCAAGATCCTTGCTGTACTCACCGTCTGTCTTCTGTTGACACATCACTGTTGAATCCCAATAGTATTCGTTCGTTACATACCACGTTGGTTTCAACTTACCTGGTACTAAATACTTCTCAATCGAAACAAACGCTGTTGGATTGTGTGTACCATAATCAATTCCTATTCTAAGTTCCTTTGGTCTTAGATTGATCGGTGGTACATTAACATGATAGTTGCTATTAAAGTTAGCAAACACTATCCCACTTGCTGCTACCCAGTTACCAAGTATGTTTCTATCATAGAACACAGTACCAATTGGATTCTCTGCTATGATCGCTGCCTTGTATGCAGGATCAAGCCAAGGATTGTCATCCAATGTGAAATGCCATAGTGCTATGTCAATGACATCAGCACGTTTGATGTAATCTTTGTATAGATAATGCCCTGGTCCACCAGGATTGCATGTACCATAAGCACATGCACCTGGATCAGACAGTCTACTCATCATAGTCTTTGTGAATTTCGCTGGCACTTGTGTCCACTCATCAACATAAGCACGAAGCAAACTCTCACCTTCGATGCGTTTGTACGCATCCATCTTGTCTGCTCCTTCTAACCATATTGTTCTGCCAAAGATATCTACTTCTTTGCGCTGTACTCTGATGTCAATGTTATTCTTACCAACCATGCTCATCATTGGTGTAAGAACATTGCGTATCAAAGAGTTGATGGTATTACCTACCATCAACATGTTACCATCAGGCAATGAGATAACATCTTTGATCCACTTGAGATCAACTGCTATCGACTTGCTGCTCCTCCAACTGCCCCATAGTAGATTCATCCTCTTTGGTTTCTGTAGTATAAACTTCGCTTGTTTCCCGACTGGTATTTGTAGTTCCATTAGTATTCACCGTCACATTCTGTTCCATCTTTTGGAATAGAGCAACCAACGCTGCCTTCGCGTTATCATCAGTCTTTCCTGTTTCAACTGCAAACTTATCCACGATTATTCCCAACGATACAGCAAGATCACGAACATCCTTTGGTGGTAGTGACTCTCGCTCTAACATACGTGATACTTTGTCCATTGTTTGTGACAAAAGCTCTTGTCTCTTCTCTGATTTGAGATAACGTGTGTATGCTGTTAGACCATCATCAATCGTTGGCATCTTCAACTTACCAAGTATCGCTGCTGATAGTTCTCGCTTGTGTTTCTTTGCAATTCGCATGACAACACCCCGATCTCTACCAACCAGCTTACCAATTGCATAAGGTACTCGCCCTTCAAACAGGAAGGTTAGTATCCGCTGCTCCTCTTCTTCACTGATCTTCTTCCTAGATTTCTTAACATCTGACATAACCCACCTCATACTGTAACATACCGTTGAATATCTTTACATATAGCGAAGCATATATACTTGTCACTTCTATTGTTAGGAAGTGATGTAACGACGTGAACTTATCTAGCATCCAAACCTCCAACAAATTGCATATTCCACAGGACATGATGCTGCGATACGTTGCGTCGTGATGCTAGTGACGCATGTGATATTCGTTTAAGGTTATTCCCAGGAGGAAAAATATTATTTATAGTAGAAATTATAGGCCAAAGCCCATCACACGTCACACACCCATCACATCGCATTCAGGCAACCCTCCCAAAAGTTCCACTGGAAACAGGGGTAGGCATTTCAATCTTACCACTCAACGGCTTATCAGCATCAGCATCCTGTGGAAGCTGGACTTGCCCAGGAGCGAAGATATTAAGTGTGATATTAATATAGTAATCTCCGTCCCTGGTATGAGTCGCGACTATCCCTTGTGATGCGAGTGATGCCTTAACTCGCTTACTACTGTAAGGGTACTGCCCTTCCGTATTACAATACTCACAGTATGCGATATACAAATCCTTGGTTCGAATCTTCAGCTTACCGAGCTTATTCACAACACAGTGCTGTGCTACGAATGAGAGCAATGAATTGCACTCCACTTTGTATTCTTCAGTCGCAGCATCTACACACTTCGGGGCTTTTAATCCCTGCTCTACGTACATCCTGTATCCTCTGATCGCCCAGTTCAGTATCCCGCTTAACTCGGCCCTGAGTTTATCTTCGAGGCCCCTGTCCTCCCGGCCAATGAATGACACGGTGAAGGGGATCAAGCGCACCCTATCCCATGCGCCGCTATTGGTTTCAGTAATTAGCGGGCGCGTATTGCCAGCCAGCCAGAGCTTCAGTTCGGGCAGGTATTCTATTTGTCTCTGGTGCAGTGTCCTGCATCTGATCGGGTCATTGCCTGTTAGTGGTTTCATAACTTCCATATCAAACCTGGCCGACTCGTCAGGTTCCACAGCGGACACGAAGCGCGCACCCTTGAGGTTCACCAGATCATCCCTGATCTCACTCTCGCCCTTCTTCTTGAGGAAGGTACGAATCGATGCCTGTTGCCCGTAATCTCCGAACATTGCCCGGATCACATTGAGGAACACGGACTTGCCATTCGATCCATCACCGTAACAGAAGAAGAAACATTTCTCATTCACTCTTCCGATCAGTGAATAACCAATCGCTTTCTGTACGAACAGCATAAGTTCAGTATCGTTGTTGAATATTTCTGATATGAACTTCTCCCATTGAACACACGTTGCATCGAAATCAAATGCACATCCGCATACTTTAGTCAACAGATCGGAACGCTCTGGATCTTTGAGCATTGCATCAACATTACCAAAGTTAATTGTTGTACCAACGGTGTTAAACATCATCGGTTTGTTATCAAGGTCATCCGGTGCAACTGACATCTCTGGTAAGGTGCTCGCCAGTTTAACAATGTTACCAAGACCACGCGCTGTATCTGTCGTTTGAGCAAACTTCGATACCATCGCAACATTCTTCGCATTTCCTGTACCACTTTGCATCCCCGCCAGTTTCTGTTTAGCTTCAGCATATAGTTGGTGAACAACATCTCTACTCAATTGATAAACAACACTGGTGTTATCTTCGGCCCATCTGTTTCCATCCCAAACAAACCAGGTATTCATGTGTCCACAGAATCGCAGATCGCAACCATGTAGATCAGATAATCTATTTGCATTGCCACCCTCCGTGTATCTATGCCTAGTCTCGTCACCATCCACCGCCCTGGTATCCCGGCAAGCACGATCAATAGTCATCTGACCATAGGTCTGGATGCCTCGATCTTCATCCCACTTATCGCGGAATAATTTCGATGTTCTGAAAATCTCGTCCATCAACTTTGCATTACGTTGAGTGTAGTAAGCAAGATGATTACACAATGCGAGGTCCGCCGCGCTATCATCCATAGAATACGCAGCGAGATTTCCATCCATCAAAGATTTTATCTCATCCCACTTTGAGCTCAACTCCATCTTGGACATGACACTTTCAACGGTGAGGCTGACAACCGAGGCGGGAACTGGGGCCACATCCACTGTGGCCTGGGTGGTATGGGTTGCCTCCCAGTCATTGAAGATGTACTTAGTGTACATCCGAGTAAGACCTTCGATATTTTCACTCATCTCCTGTGGAACATCAGTTAGTTTCTTTCCAGTGAACGTGAAGAATCTGCCCTGTTTGTAGATCTCGATGCCCACTTCTTTGTTCTTGTTCTTTGTTAATTCTATTTCACCGATGACAAGTGCGTGGATTCCTGTGAGCGACGGGCTATATTCGCAGTATGTTGCGAGTTCTCTAATGACATCTGCTGACACATCATTCGCATTTCCGTCAATGATACAATGATCGATGTCCACGCCTGTAAAACTTCCATCGAAACATATCCCGATGCCGTCGAATCTATGTTGGTCTGCATTGTTATCCTTCTCCTTCGCTAATACGATTGTCCAATAGTTATTCCATGTACTCTTATCTGTTGTTGATGCGCGCTTACCATTCAATTGATAAGGAACCTTTGTCGTTTTACCACCACGAGTCTCGAACTTCCACATGACCCACACGTTTCTGTCAACAAGATACTGTGGTGCAGGGAATTCGGGGTGACATGTGATGATTGGTTCTTCGACCACTGTGATTTCTATATCTTCTATTGGCGCTTCACTCATATTCAAACCACCAATGGTATGTTGTCTTCAGCCTTCTTCATCTTCATAACAAGACACTTGAAACATTTAGGATCTAATGTGTCCATATTAACTTCGATGTTTCCTTTAGTGTCGTGAATCAGTTCGCATGTTTCACATGGACTGGCGCGTTTGGTTTGAACTCTTATTCCAATGACACATAATTCACGAACGGTGTTCGACAATGTTGTACCATCACAGCGAGCAATACTTTTCATCATGGTATATTCCTCGTCTGTGAATCGTGCGGTGACTGAATTATTTCTCCGCACGTCCCTTGGCAAGAACGGTCTTGACATAATGTATACATGTATTCATTTACCTATTTAAGCATTCCGGTACGGGGAGGCACCATGAAAAAAGGATATAATGATATTATGGTTTATGTGTAGGGTGTGATGGCAAGTAACAGTTCTCTGTACATTTCAACGCCTTCCACATCAGCATAAACTCTGTGCTGAACTACTCTGTACTTCACGCCTTTGCGATAGATGTAGTAGCGTTCATGATCCATCATCGTTGAGTAATGTGGGTGATGTTCATACACTGCATATGTTGCTTCGATGGGTTCATTTGTTACAACTTTAGCAACACATAATGTATAGTTATCATTTATGTCTGGTGCTTCAATAATGAAATCATCCCATCGAACTTTAACATTCTTTATGTATCCTTCACCAAGCCACAGGCCGCCTACATACAGGTCGGCCTTTGTGACAACAACACTCTCTTTCATGTACTCTTCAGGGTATGACATGATTACCTCCCGATCACCCAATTACGGCGCATGAATTTGCGGAGAAGATTCATGCATTCTCCTGATAACAAGTCGCCTTCCTTTGAACCGACGAATGATTCACGCAATCCTTGGTTGCCGAACCCGTAACCAGACACTCCTTGTGCCTGTAGTCTGTATCTGGTTGTATTACCATACTTCAATATTGACAATGCTTCTTCACAACATGCATACCGAACTTCGAGTGGGACTTCTGTTTGTGTATAAGTAGATCCATCTCGCTGCGTATACATGCGCGGGAATGCATTGGCCTGTGTTGGTGACACCTTCATACCACTGAATGGCAGATTGTTTATCTTTCGGGTAGCAAATGCTAACGCTGGTAACTTGCGTCCAGTTGTTGATGTGTCTGGATCAACACCACCCCATAGGAAATGAGGAGCAAATTCACCAACCATTCCAGTTGTACCAGCGACTGGTGTAACAGTTGCAATCGCATTGAAATCTGCTTCACCAGTCAACGATGCAAGCAATGTTGCTAGTGTTGTTACACCAGACTCAATGTAACAATGAACATATTTACCAGTCACTAAGACAGCAGGACCAACATCATCTTCAAGTTCAATGCATATTAAATTTCCACCAACACCATAGTCCACAGCTTCGAAGATCATGTTCGCGTCGGGGGTTGCGAAGTTTGTAGTTAATGTAGCCTTTGCACCTAGATCTGTGGCCCACCATTCTTCTGCATATAGATGATTGTTTGTAGGATCGAAGTAAACATCCGCTTCTGCTTCAGTGCAGAGCGGAACAGTTGCTATTAAGGGAGTTACCATAGTCACACCATATATCCTTTGATTGAAACATAGCACTCTGTGTAGTCACCACTAGCACGGAATGATATTTTCCTGCTGTAATTCTTTACCCAATACTCAACAGTATCTATTGTCTGTCCTTGATACGCATCTCTCCGGTTTACTTTGAGATCAGAATACGTTGTCCATGGATGAAGGAAGAATGATCCCTGGTCTGGTCCAACAACAAACAACATTACATTAACTAATATCCATGTAGCATTGGCAGGAACTACATCTGACACATCAACGTCACAGTAGTAATCATCATCGGTTGAACCAATTGCAGCAGAGAAGATTCTTATTGTATCATTGTTAGCCCAGTTATCAGTGGACGACACCGTTGTTATTGTAGAACCTGATACACTTGTAACAATTCTTGAATTGCTGCGGGTAGTATTGTAGAGAATGACTCTACCGAATGGGAAGTAACCACTGTTGCTAGTATCAAACACAACAGAAGTTGCTGATGGAGTTCCATTGATGAGAGCTGAGAAGCAGGTTCCACCAAACGAAGGTACTGTCAGATGATAAGCAGCAGCCTCAATCATAGTGATAACAGTGCCAGTAGGACCAGTCGCCCCGGTTGCCCCTGCTGTGCCAGCAGTGCCAGCAGTTCCCGTAGCCCCAGTAGGGCCTGTGGACCCTGCGGTTCCGGCAGTTCCTGTAGCCCCGGTGGGTCCAGTAACGCTTGCACCAGTAGGCCCTGTAGGACCAGTCCCTCCGACAGACCCCATGATCTGCCAGTAGGCATCAGTTCCACCACTTGGTGTATGATTGAAGTTAGGATTAACCAGGCTCACATAGGAGCTGCCTGAGTGGGTAACACAGTCATTGATGACGTAGGTTGCAGATCCACTCCACTCTCCCTTCATAACGAGCGCACCGCTCTCACCAGTCGGACCTGTGCCGCCAGTGGCACCAGCCGTACCCTGTGTGCCCTGGGTACCCTGCGGACCTGTAGGTCCAGTGCCTCCGGTCGGACCTGTGCCACCTGTAGGACCTGTGCCACCTGTAGGACCGGTAGGCCCTGTAGCTCCACCGCCTCCATAAAGATCTTCCACAGATTGCCAGAAATATCCATAACCTTCAGTTGTTGGATCATAACCCCATGCTACAATCATATCATCGCCATAACTTTCTCCTTTCTCCGTGAGATAATCCATAGGAGAATCGCCAAGGACAGGACAACTATCAGCCGTACCAGTGGGGCCGGTTGGCCCAGTTCCTCCGGTGGGACCAGTCCCACCAGTAGGCCCAGTAACCCCATCAGCACCAGTTGGACCAGTGCCATGGACGTGGTTATGCCTCTCATCGCCATGCTTACCACTACCCCCTCTCTCCCCTTCTCCATAGTAACCGCCCATCTACCCAACCTTCTTAATACAAATTGTGTTCTGAGCAGCGTCATTTGTAAGCACTTTGGTTTCTGATCCAGGGTCCATGAAGACTGCTATTGTATCTCCTGCTGAAAGAAGTAATGGTATTGTCTCTCTTCCTCTTATATAATGATACAAATTTGAAAAGTACATCGACCCATTAAATTTCTGATACAATGAACCATTCTTGTAAAGTGCCCAATACTGGAAATAACCAGATGATCCAAGATCCCATGAATGCGTGACTTCATAGATACCACCCTTGTCAGTTGGGACAGTGAACACCCAAGTAGCTCCTATTGTAACAGCATCATCAGTATCGATGATTTCTGTTGGATAGAGTGCTCGCATGTAACCACCGGATGCAGTAAACGACTGACCAGTAGCAGAAGAATACATGGCAATAACAGATCCACCACCACTGCCAGTAGGACCAGTGGGACCAGTTGGACCTGTAGCTCCTGCTGTTCCAGCAGCACCAGTCGGTCCTGTGGACCCTGCTGTTCCCTGTGTGCCCTGAGTACCCTGCGTGCCCTGTGTGCCTTGCGGGCCAGTTGGCCCTGCGACCGTAGAATCAGCGCCAGTAGGTCCAGTTGCACCAGCGGTTCCCTGCGTGCCCTGAGTGCCTTGCGTGCCCTGGATACCCTGCGTTCCCTGAGTGCCTTGTGTACCTTGTGTGCCCTGAATACCCTGCGGACCAGTGGCCCCTGTAGCTCCTGTCGGTCCAGTAGCTCCTGTAGCACTTGCACTTCCGTCAACACCGGTGGCCCCAGTAGGACCAGTGGGACCATCCCCGCCAGTAGGCCCTATCGCCCCGTCAGCGCCAGTTGCGCCAGTTGCCCCACCACCTGCTGTAATGAGACGGATAACGCCACCAGACATGCCAAGGGCCATGCCCTCCGTGAGAGTTCCAAGTTCCACAGGGATACCGACGATGGATCGAACGCCGTAAGGTTCTGAAGTAGGGACGATCTTCACCCACACATTCACATCAAATCGATAAATCTCTTCGGTGTCATCACATATGCATATAGTTCCATCAACGACATCAGTTGGCATTAATGCATAGTCAACGCGAAGGGGCCTGGTTGGACTATGCGTATCAAAGAATCCTGCTTTGACAACTCGCTTCACTGCCTCTGAGAAGGTGGGACGGACCCGGCCATTGAGTTCGGCCAGGACAAGTGATCCGGTGATCAGGTTGCTAAGCATTTTATCTTCAGTAGTTGCCATCCAATGCCTCCATCATCTTGTCATAAGCAGACTTGCAACTGTAGAGTTCACACATCTCACGACCACGTTCTACCATGTCAGCATAGAATTGTTTATCTGCCAGTAGTTTCTTTGCAACTTCGAATGTCGCACCGTGATCATGGGGCTTGACTGATAACTCAGGCCAGATTATTCTTGATGCTTCTATTGTGCTACTACCGATTGTTGGAACACCAAGCGCAGCGGCATCCACAAGACCTCGACCGAATGTGTTGTCAGGAGCTAGATCTAAGTTGATTGTTGCTGATGCCAACACTGCTTCGATGTAAGGTACATAGTTCATCACTGGTATCACACGTTCGAACAATGTTTCAAGGTTCACAAGTTTCTGTGGGTTTGGTTGAGTGAATGCTACCAGATATTTCTTGATGTCAATACCAAGCAGACCATAGTAGTATGCACTCCAAGTAGCATTGTATCTGTGCCACTGGCATGTGGCAAGTGGTCGTCCTTTGTTGACTATGCGATTGACTTGTTTCAAATGTCGAACATCCACAGGATGAGGGATGACTGGTATCTTACGACCAAGGAATCTTCCGAGTGCTGATGCACCAGAAGATTCTACATGGAACACCATGTCTGCCATATTCAACTGGTGTTTCATATTAAATGGATTAATTGTTTCCCACATACTCATTGCATAATCTACATTAGCAACGATCTTTGTCGAACTATTACCAAGCGCATTACGCACTGCTTCGATATAACTAGGATGCCCTGCTGTATAATTGATGTGAACGATGTCATACTTCTCAAGATAATCTTTCTCTATCGAAGGATACATTTCACCAACACCGCCCTGTTCTCTGAATGCCTGCGTCCAGCAGTACAAACCGGACTGGATGATTGGTGAATCAACAACAAACACTGAACCACAC